TTAATTATTTATTTTATCTATGGTCTTGTCTAGTATATTATCTTGAGATACTTTTTCTTTTAGCCAAGAGTTCATAACACCAAAATAAACAAGATGTTCACTACTAATAAGAAATAATTCATTGCCGAAATTATCTTTATAAGGAGTTATTCCAGCGTCTTCGGTTAGATCAATTGCTTTTTCTTTTTTAAATTTGATTCTGTACATTTTAATTAGATTATTATATCTCTCACGCGCTTGACGAGTAATAAGTGCATCATCACCAACAAAAGAAATTAATCCACCATTATCTTTATCATATTGCTTTGGAGTTGTTGCATCATAAGATGATTTGTCATCTTGTATTTTATTTGGTGTCACGGTAACACATCCAACAAGAAAAAAATTAAGAACTAATATGCTTGCGAGCTTGTTCAAGGTCTTTTTCCTTTACTGCATTTTCGATTCCACTTTGATGGTGGACTTCTTTTTGAGCTTCTTGGCGATCTTTCATTTCTTTTGTATTCTTTGCGCCAAATACATTATTGATCGCTGCGAATATTCCAGATACTGCCGAGAGTAATGCTTGGAGTATTCCAGTTGGCATAATTACTCTACGTAACTTGCTGTAGCATCTTTACATCCAGATGCAATAGCGTTAAGTACCTTTACTGCAAGAGCACCATTTCCATTTAGTCTAGCGAATTGTTGAGCATAGAGATCTTTGATTACAGTAACATAGTTTGCCCAATGAGTTTTTTCTGCTGGAAGATAATCGTTAAGAGCTTTTTGAAGTTGTTCTGGAGTTGGAGTAGTTCCAGCTGTTAATCCTTCTACAATAGCAGCAACATGATTAATCATCTTGGCTTTTTCAATTCTATCATTACCAGAAACCGCTTGATCAAGAACAACTGTACAAGCGAGCACAACTGCAGGTTTAACATAAGGAAGAGTATTTTCAACGCTTGTTGCAACATCAACTTTTCCAGTATTGGTTGTGGCGCAAGCACCAAGAAATACGCTCAAAAGAGCAACTGCGGCTAATTGTAATTTATTCATATATTTTCTCCATGTGTTCTATCTTTTGCTTCACTTGTTTGAGCTACTGTTCCGCCAGTAACTGCTGCATCTTTTACTGTTAATGCGAAAATAATACCAGATACAACTGCTACTAATTTTGCAATTCCAGTGATATAAACTTCTGCTATATCTGGAAGAAATGCTACTAAAGTTGGATCTGAATGAATTGCTAGTGATGTAGTAACCGCTACAACTGTAGCTATTCCAGATGAACTAGATCTCCAATTAGGGCCAAATATTTTAGATAGCATAGTTTTCATAAGATATTACACTATATTATATATATTAAAAATTAAAATATCAATACTTTCTTTGTATTATTCAAAACTCCATATAATACGTTTCCACTAACAAATAATCCTCTTCTTCCAAAATCTGGGTCAAGATCAAAATCAAAACTTAATGTGGCAGTTTTATTGCTTCCGATAGAAGAGTCATAATTAATGTTTGTGAATTTACAACCACTAAAAATTAATTTTGTTTGATCTACTCCTATTTTTCTATTATTAAAATTAACAACAACATTATAATCATCATCTCTATTTAATGTATCAAAAAATGAACCTTCAAAATCTTCTTTCACTATAAAACTAGTATTTAATTTTCCATTAATTGGAAACTCCATTTTTCTTAATAATGGGAATTTATAATTAATTGCTCTGTAAGGTTTTCTGTTAAAAGATAATGAATAATCTAAACTTTGAATACTATCATTGTAGTATTGAATATTAGAAAGGGTTCCATAATTAGCATTTATTGATGCTCCAATAGTATAAAAGCTTGAATCAAAATGATAAGTTGTATATGGAGTTGGCACATTAACTGATCTAAGAGGAACTCCATCTTTAAAATAAGTAACAGTTTTTCCATCGTATTCTATTCTTGCCTTAGTTGAAGTAGTAAAGCTTCCAAAAGCTCCCAGACTCTGAATGCCTTCATATATATAAATATTTCCATCATCATTAAAATATAAGGCGTAATTTAAACTACTGTAAATTGCATTTAGTGCTGGATCAGAGCTTAAACCAAACATAACATTTTTATTTAGAATAACGTTTGAAGTAGCTTCAACAAACATATTATTATTATAACCTATGCTGGAATAAGCTTGAGAGTTCCAACTTAGATCTACTCCACCAATTTTCGTAAAAGTATTTCCAACTTTACTCATATTTACTGCAGTTATATTTTCAGGAATTAAATTAATAATATTAGTTGAATCATGACTTGGATTTCTATAAAAAGTAACACTAGCATCTCCTGGTAAAAGAATATTTTGTCCACTAATTGCAGTTTGATTATAATTTAAAGCTTTTGGAATAACGACTGTATCATTATTTACTTGATTGATTCCAGATCTTAAATCTAAAGAAGTATATTTTACGCCAGATCCACTAGTATAAAAAACAATATTATCCGCAACATAACTTTGATTAACTACTGGTAAATTTCCAAGTGAAACATTAAAAGAATATTCATTAAGATAAGAATTTTGAAAATGTAATAATCCATAATTTTGACTATTTGAATTTATTATTTGAGTAATATTGGTTGGATTAATTAAAGAATTTGTTAGTGTTGCGTTTTCAGAAAACAAATCGTCATCATTTTTATTTATAACAAGATAAAAATCTCTATCAATTAGTAATCCAGTATTATTACATAATCCAGAAAACATTGGAGCATTAAATCCAGAAAAATGATTAACATTAAAATTTAATCTATTTTCATTTGTAACTCCATCTGGAATATAAGAAAAATTAAAAGTTACTTCTGGTGGTCCAGAAATTCCACGAAATATATTTTGTTTCTGCCCAAAACCTTTAACATTTAATCTCGGTTGTTGGATTGAGTAATTGAAATTTTGTATTTTCTCTAATCTTTTAAGAATAATATGATTAGCTAAATAATAATCAGAACCAGCGCTTTGTTCTCCGCTATATGGAGCTACATACAAACCTTCTACGTTGTAGATTATTCTATTTCTCGGCATAACCTTAATCCTTGTATAGGATTACACTTTTTAAGCTTTACTATGATATAACAATGAAGCTATGTAATTTGTAACTTGATGTTCTACTGCAAGTCCTTGAATATTATTGATTTGCTCTTGATTCTGATCAAAGGGCTTTTCTATGTATTCTTCGATTTTAGCCGTCCAATTTTCTCTGGCTTCATTAGCTATAATAATTTCAGATATTTTTTCTGCATTTTCTTTTTGTTGATTGCTTAATTTTTTAACATTAAATTTATTTCTTACTGCGTGTTTTACTTTTTCTTCTAAGTCTTGTGCTGCAAGTATATTTTCTTTGATTTTTGTAACTGAGAAATTAGAACTTGCGCCAATTGGTGATATATTCTTTGTAGACTGAGGAGTTCCCGTCGAACCAGATGGCCTACCAGCTTGATTTGCTCCTCCGCCAATAACTGGTTGATATAATCCTTGATTTTTAAGTTCTTTGAGTTTATTTTGAGATTCAATTGATTCTTCAGTTGTTGGAAGTCTACCAGTTTGAATAGCTTGAACTCCTTCTTCTGGGGTAAGAATTCCAAGTTCAATAAGACGATTATATATTCTTGAATATTGCACATCGTCTTTTAAGCTTATATCCTCAAAAGCTGGGGTTGGAAAGTTTTTAAATCCAAGATCTTTGCTCATTCTGCGTATTTCTGGAATTAAAAATTCATTTATAAATACTTCTCTGGCTTGTTTTAGTCTTTCAACAAAGACTTGAATTTTAATGCTTTGATTAGCGAACTTTTCACTACCAATAAGTACATTGTTAAGTCCAATTTGAATATCTCTATCAACAACTTCATATTTTTGTGGTCCAATAAGATTACCAATGTCTGGAATAACAAATTCAGCTTTTGTTGTATAATCTGCTATAAGGACTCTGCCAACACTTTGATTTTCAAATAGTTGTTGCATAGCTTGAAGATTTTTTTGATTTACTCCACCTTTTTCTGGATCAGTTCCCATCGTTACAAGAAGAACTGCTTGTTGCATTGTTCTTGTTACTGCCATGTCCATTTTTTTCATTTCAAGCTTCCAATTAATATCATCAAGCACTGGGAATCCCATTGGAATAGATAATGGCTCGTAATCTTGCTTCTTGTAAAATACTGCTGCGAGTCTTTTAGAATCAAGAGGTAACAAAATATAGGAATTATTTTTACTCTTAATTTGCTCTTTGGTTTGTGAAGGAAGTGAATCGTAAACTTCTTTATCTTCGTCTGTTTTAGGATCTCTCAATTTTTCTAATTCATAATCACTTAAAAGTTTATAATAAGTATTAAATGCGTAATTAACTGTTCCGCCAACGTAAACATCAGCGGGATTAATGATGGTATATCTTGCTGGAAGTTTTACTGCTCCATCTTCAGCAATTGATTTTAATTTTGAACCAAATGTTTGGGTAACCCTAAGCAATTGATCTGGAGTCAAAGATGTATCAAATCTATAAACAAATACATTTCCGCCACGATAGTATTCACGAAAAAATTGATCTTGAAAACTAGCAATATTAATTTTCTTAAAATAAGCTTGAAAAAATTCTCTAGCTTTTTGACTACCACCACTTAAATATATTGGACTACTAGAAAATTCTGTCATTAAATCAATAGTATTTCTAAAAACTGCAACATTATAATAAGCTTTTTGGCAAAGAATAATTGCGTCGCGAACATCTAGAGTAGAAAGGTTTTTAACATAATTTGAATATCTAAAGGGAATAAGTCCAGTATCAATATTTGTAAATCTATTCGTCTTTTCAATAACAGAAGAAGCGTTTCTACGAGAGCCTGTTGCAGCAGCTCTTACTTCTGACATTTTAAGCTTTGTTTTATTTGTATCGCTACCATACACCATGAGAGGTGTAGCCTCAGACATTGGTACTGCTATAGAAGCTTTAATTTCTTGGATTTTTTTAGTTTTTTTGCTCATTTAACTTGGATATTACACTTAATTTATCATTATTGGGGTAAAAGTCTGTGATATTTCATCTTTTGGTGCGTTTATTATATCATTATAACACTTTAAACCCCAATTTACTAATAAAAGTGCAGAATAATTATCTTTTCTAGCTTTATTTGCAGAGGAACTTCTTTTTAAGTGTTGAGGCAAATCAAATGATTGAGTGCCTCTAGCTGTTGAGGAGTGTTCTACTAGAGTGCATTGTTTTTTAGTTTGATATATAAAGTCGTCTTGATTTTCAATAAAATCTAGAGTAGACCAATCTTTCTTTTCTTCCGTTTTCATTAACTCTAACGGGATACTTTGACTAAATACGGTCTCAAAGAAGTTGTCGTTAGCGCAAGTTTTGCTAGCAAACCATACTTTCTTATAATCAATAGAAGCTTGTAAATGTTCATTAGCTTTACGAATAAAATTACTTGTAAAGACTTGATTGAAGGCTATTTTCTTTGATTCTAAATTATAACTATTTCTAACTCTACGAATTTCTTGATCATAATCTGCTCCCTCTAAATCAGAATTAAATTCAAAAGTATTAGTAACTAAATTATTATTTTTAAATAATTCAGATTGATTGCAGGCAGAAAGAAATACATCTGCTCCAGCGTTATCTAAAATCATGAATACAATATTAAAATTAGTCAGGATATAATACAAATAATTAACATGATTTTTCAAATTCCCTAATCCAGCATAAGTATGAACTAATGTGCCAGTTTTCATTTCTTCATCAATTTCCATAACTGCCATAGCAAAATAATCCGCATTAGGACTATCACTCATATTAGGATCGATACCAAGGATATATTTTTTCCCAGAGGTTCCTTTCATCAAAGTATGAGGAGATTGACCATTTGGGATAGTGCATTCTTCCATTTTTTTCGCGCTAAAATAGCTATCACTTCCATCAATAAATCTTGCGCAATATTCTCTTAAAAAACTACTGTGACTTGAGCCACCATTTTGAGCTTCTTCGATAATTGTTTTATCTATCATCTCTAACGGCAGAGCTTCGTAACTTAATTGAGATACAAAATAAGACGCTTCGGTCTCTTCTTTTGAATGAATTTTCTCTATCCATTCATTATATGTCTTATAAAGATTTTCAAATGTATAGCTTGCAGAAGAAAGAGCTATCATTTTACTATTATTTTCAAAAACCATTCGATCTTCTTCTTTCATTGCTCCATCTCTAATTAAATTATCTTCCATTTCTCTAATCTCCATTCGCTCTTTCATGTTCTGTGGCGCAACCAAGAATGGCATCAAAACAGTTTTAACAATATCTTCAGATAATAAAAGAAACTCATCAAGTACCAGTACATTAGCGCGAAATCCTCGAATCTTTTCTCCACTTAACGGAATAGCTACAATACTTCCACCATTAATTGACCATTCATATTGATCATTTCTCTTGCTTTTTGAGCCAAAAGCTTGTTGAAGAAGTTCTGCTCCTTTACTATTTACAATTTTTTCTAGATTGTTAAATATAAATCTAGCTGTTCTGAAAGTTGGTCCTGCAATTAGAATTTTAGTATTAGGTTCAAAAACACATTGAAGAAAACAAAATACACTTGCGATAAAACTTTTGCCACAACCTCGGCCAAATACACACATGCTAAAGTTTCTATTTAATAAACCTTTAAGATGAATTTCTTGGTATGGTGCTAGTTTAATTCCACTTATAAGTTCTGTGGTAAAACCTAAATTAGCTCTTAAGAATTTAGCTAGAGAAATTTTTGCATCTTTATCATTAAGAATGCCTTTTAATTCCATTAATTGTTTGTTAATGTCTGGATAATCTTTTTTATATTTATCTGGAGAATACATCATAATAATTTTAGATCATAAGCTAATTGAAGATCTATTTGCTTATAGAAGCAATTTGATGTGAAAATAGACTCAATTACTCTTACCATTTCTCCTCTTCCATCTACAAAAAGAAATTGTAGATTATCATAGTTTTGTAATAATTCTCGAACATTATGAAATATATATTCTGGAGTTGCTTTAATTTTTTTGCTAATATGAGGAAGATACTGAAAGCTAAGTGCATTAGATAATTTTTCTTCAACGATAACAATTAAATATGCTCCACTTTTCTTTGCTCTATCTATTTCGTTTTTAAATCTATCAAAATTTTTAACGCTCAATGTGCTTATGAAATCACTTAAACTTTTTCTTTCTATAAAGCATTTGCCATTATCATTACTGCAAGAATAGTCTCCGAACGGTAAAGTCTTAATTTCGAACTTTGTATCAAATTTTAACCAACTTTGTTCTCTTGTATCAACATATATGATTGATTTCTTATTTAATTTATTTTTAAATTGATCTGTTATATTATTTACATGAATGAATCTATTCTCTAACCCTAAGCTCGAACAAACATCATAATAATCATTAAATATCTTATTATAGAAAACTATAGAGGGCGCCATAATTGTTCTCAACTCTACTTGCGAAGGACTATAAGTTAAATTTTTATCATCTTTTCTTTTTAATAACAGTTGTTTGCAATATTCTTGAGCTTTTTCAATTGGCTGTTGTTTTAGCCATTTTTTCATATTGTTCTTATCATTAAAATCGCTGTTTAAATATTGTTCTTTGGTTTTAAAATTGATAAGTTCATTAGTTAAAAGATCTCGTCTTTCAAAATATGTTTGGTAATATTTTACTTTATTCAAGCCATAGCCTTTTAGCGACATGTGTAATGCCTTGTCATTTGGAAACTCTTTTCCATCTACTTTACATATAACTGACATAAATTTATCCGTTTAAAATATCGTTTTCTGATATTCCAAGTATTCTAGCTTTCAATTCGTCCATTGTGCCAAGCCGTTCAATTTCTTTTTTAATAGTATTTTTTCTAAGTTCTGCGATTTTTAATAATTTTTGTCTTGATTCTTCTTGTTTCCACATTTCAACAAGATTTAAAATGCTGGCATTTTCTTTAACTTGTTTACTAAGTCTTTCGCTCCTTTTAACCTTCAGGTCTTGTAGTAATTTTTGTTGACGATTAACGCAATCGTTGTATTCTTTTCTTGCTGTACTACTAGCTTCTACTAGTGTCATTGGAATTTTGCCATCCTCTTGAGTTCCAATATCTATTTGATTTTGAAGGGTCGTGATTGTTTGCTGAATGCTTGAGGATATTACTACTTCTGTAGCGAGAACAATATATTGATCAACTTCTTCTTGAGTTAGATCGCTTTTATCATAAGTATATCTTACGAAGCTACTTTCGAAAAGATCTCTGTCATTCTCATCATCATAAAGATTAATTTGATGAGTAAATCTATATGTATTCATGTAACCAATTAATGAGTTTACATCTTTCTTTTGTCTTGGAGTAATTTTTTCTTTATCAATTCCATCTAATATGTATTTATTAATTTTGACTATCATTCTTTCTTCACTTCGTGGAGCTTTATAAATTTCTGTAGCAGCATTTTCGTTTGTTTCATTAAGATATTTAATATTGCTGGGTATGCTTTTCATGTAATCAAGAATGCTTCTTGTTTCTTGACTAAGATTTGTTAATGATTCATTTTTAAATAAAATTTTAGCTATTTCAATTCCTGTCATTGTAGCGCAGTTGTTGCTAATATATTCTTTTTGATCTTCTGTGAGTTCGATAAGACCTTTGGCTTGATATTCATGACTTTTTCGTGGTTTAATTTGTCTTTCTGCTAGAAATTTTTTTACTGCTTTGCCTTCTTTGCTTCTTCCGTCAAGATCCTCTCTGCCAAAAGCTAGTTTAACTAATTCCGTTAACGAAGGTGGATTATCTGGTCTATTATTCCATTCCTCTAATAGTTTTAATTCTTGCTCTTCTGTTAGCTTTGGTAAATCATCACTCATATTAATTTAAATCAATATCTCCATTATATAAATGTTTTTTAACTTTGATCATAATGGCTTTTTTTAAATTTTTAACTTGCTTATATCCTATTTTTCGATTTTTTTCAGTTGTTTTATATCCCATTAGAGAGGCTGATTCTTCTTCTGATTTGTGTTGAATATAGTATAAATTATAAAATCTCCATTCTATTGGTTTAAGTATTTTCTGCATTTTTGCATGAATATTTTTTGCTGCTTTATCTATATCAATATCATCTTCAATAATGTTGTGAACTTCTTGGGTATGATTTTCTAGAGTTACTGCTAATTTAATATCATGGGCAGACTTTTTGCTTTTTTCCCATTTTCCATATAACGGACATTTATTGCATTGATTACCATATATATTACATCCATCTTCATTTTCTGCTGCAGCACACTTCAAACATGGCCTTGAGTAATTGCCATAGTTATTTCTTATCAAATTTTTTATTTGATTACTAACGATCCTGTTTATCCATGGCGCAAGAGGCTGTCTTTGATCATACATTTTCCATTTTTTAAAAATATGTATTCTTAATATTTGAGCAACATCACTAAAATCCATCCATGCGAGAGTAGTAAGGCTCCATTTGTGTCTTCTTTTGCTTATTTCTTGGTCAATCTCCGAAATTCTGCTTTCGAAACTAGATTTCGGATCGTTCATCAATTAACTCTTGCTTTTTCTTAAAGAACCTGCCTCTTTCGCAAAATCTTCTAGTATTTGTTTCTTAGAGACTTTTTTGCCTTTTTTTCTTTCTTTCTTTGAGTTTTCATTTGTAGATGTTCCCATTAAATCTTTAAGCTTTATTCCCCTATTTGGTTTATCTAATGGGGCTTCTATTTGTAAATTAGATATATTTGGAACTTCTTTAACATCATGGTCGTCATTATCATCATAATCAATATTATCTTTAAATTCTGATTCTAGTTCTAGGTTATTTATTTTCTTAACTATAGTTGGTTTTTGAGGTTGAGTATTTTTAATTACTACTTGAGAGGCTTGGCTGTTCTTTTCAAAAGAATTACCACAATTAGCACAAAATGTTGGTTTTTTTAAACTATATTCTGTAGGCGCACCGCAGTCTAAACAATATCTTTTCATTAACAGTATTATATTGTTAATTTTGAATTTAATCTAAATAAATTAAATTCGCCTTTCCTTTCTTGTCTATTATAGCATAACTAGCCTTTTCTTCACAAAAACTTCCAGTATTAATATATTCAAATTTATCATAGATATGCTCGGGCTTGTGGCTATGACCACAAATGATTGAGTCTTTGCTATTAAATTCACAGTATTTAATGGCATTTCCTTTTATATTAGAAGTTTTTTCTCCTAATGATTCTGTTTTCTTTCTTAATAATTTAAAGAAATTATCCGCAAATGGGGTATAGTGTCTAATAATATAATATAGTTTAATTATAAATTCTGTGATACTTTTGTATTTGCTGAAATATATATCAAATATATCACCATGAACTGCTATAAATTTCTTATTTTTTATTTGAAATTCATATTCGTCTCTGCAATCAAAA